TGTAGGCTCTTCCGGTGCGTCTGACCCGTTGAATCAGAGAGCAACGGTAGGTTGGAAGGCTCTTAAGGCTGTAGCAATCCTTACAAACCAGTACATGGTTCGTATCGAGACTGGATCCTTCTACAACGAGCATGAAGCAAACTAAGGGGGTAATATATGGCAAAGACTGAAGCGGTAGAGACAAGCATGGCAAAGACGGAGAAGGTATTCCTTCCCTATGACGATACGCATAAGCGTCCTTTATATGTATGTGTAAACGGGCGAGCGATGAGCATTGAAAGAGGCAAGGAAGTAGAAATTCCCGCCGAGTTTGCCGAGGTGGTATGGAATGCGATTCGGCAGGAAACAGACGCTGTAAGGTATTCCGACGCAATGGAGTATAAAGCAGACTAAGGGTCGCTTGGGGGCGGTGGGGAGACTCATCGCCCTTTTTTATTATCACGAAAGGGGAATCTATGATTAAAGTAAGAAGTAAAACCTTGTTCATTCCTGCAGAGGAACAGAGCATAGGAGCAGTAGGGGAAGCGGATTCTACAGTAAGAGAGTTTCACATCGACAGAGTATCGGGAGACGGGGTAGACCTTGCAAATCTCTTGTTTAAGCTTAATATCCGCTACGCAGGGGTACGGGAGATTGACCGAAGCGACCTAGAAAAGGTGGTAACGGATAATGCCATCATTCTTAGATGGCTGATTTCGTCTGTGACTTTAAGAAATGCGGGAACGGCTTTCTTACAGCTTGACGCATTCGACGAGACAGGGTCTTGCCGCTGGAAGTCGTATCCGGGCGCAGTGTATATTGAAAAGTCGTTAGGGAATGCAGAGATTCCCTCAAATACTCTTTCTGAGTTGGAACAGCTAGAAAAGAAGTTTGCCAAGGTTGGAGAGGGAGAGTCATCGAGAGTAGAAGCGGAGAAGAAAAGAGTTATCGCAGAGGAGAAGAGAGAAGAGGCAGAAGGAAAGAGAAATACTTCTCTTGCAAGTATTGTAGCCGAGGAAGAAAAGATAAAGGCGCTTTCCACGGAAACAAAGGGATATAGGGATAGCGTAAAGACGGATAAGGACGCAATCACAGCGGATAAACAGGCGATTACGGCAATAAAGAACGAAGCTGTTTCGGCAAGGGAGACCGCACAGCAACACGCAAGCGCTGCAGAGGCGTCTAAGAACAACACCATTACAGAGGGTGTAAAAATCAAAGAAGCGGTAATAAACCTAAAGAACGAAGCGAATACAGCTAAGACCGACGCAGTAAATGCAAAGAATGAAGCTGTATCCGCAAAGAATGGGGCAAATACAATTAAGGGAGAAGTGCTAGCCTTAAAGAATGAAGCAAATACAATCAAGGGCGAAGTGCAGGCGTTAAAGAACGAAACAGAGTCGAGAATTCAAAGCGCAGAGAGTAATATCCAAAATCAAGTCATGAACGCAACCTCCTATGCAGGTATGGCAGAAAGGTCAAGCCAGCAAGCGGAAGGCTACAAAATGGAAGCGGGGGTATCGGCAGAGAAGGCGAAGGAATCCGAGACAAAGACTCTTGAAGCGTTAAAGAAAGCACAGGAGAGCGGGGCAGCGTCGGGGATCTCAACGGAAGAAATGAAAAGCTATGTGGACAATGCGGTGTCCAATGTTCATAGCGGACTATCGGAAGAGGAAGTACAGGCAAAGATAGATTCAAATAAGATAAATAATAATCCGACATTAACCCCGGAGAGTGTAGCATTTAATCTTGGTAATCCTGATGGTTTTCCCATTGCATTCGGTATTGACCAATTAGCTACAGGGCGTTCTTTAGCAATATTCCTGAATGGAATTAAAAAGAGAAATAAAGAGATTAATTCAAAGCCCTATAGAAATATTGCCGATTTGTATCAAATATATCCTAATAATACTGTTAATGTACTTAAAGAGATTAACAAGAGGATACGAGAAGACAATTACGGGGATATAAGGCTTGGCGACTATATCAATGTCAAGCTAAAATGGGTGGATAAGCCAATGAAATTTGTAGCTGTCGGGATTGATTTTTACAAAGGCATAAAAGCGTATCCTGATAGTGAAAATCCTCAAAAAATGGTAGTTGAAAAAGTACCTTTAAAGCATATTGATTTTGTTTGTATTGATACTGACTTAACTCTGGGTTTACAGTCTGAAGAGGCAAAACCTTCCTCAGCTTTTACAAACAGGGAAACACGCTGTTTTGTTTCTGCACTGGTTTGCAAAAGTCTTATAAAGGGTTTAAGGGAAGATAACCTAGATTTCTTTAATGAGCTGGCTTATAAGCCTTGCGTTGATTGGCCAAAATCATTTGTGACACATCTTCCATTGTGGGTGCCGACACCTGAAGAAGTGACAGGAAAGTATATGACATTTAAAAATGATGGCAATATTAGTATAGATTCTAGCAAAATGGCTTTACAGTATCCGTACTTTGCTGAACATCCGGAAGCGTTTGATGATGGCTTTCATAAAGGAGCTAAGCCTAAGATATTCTCTTTGTCATATGATGAAAAAGTAGCCGTGCATATTATCAATGGATATTTTATAGGAATGCCAGCGACTAAGGTATTTGAGAACGTTAAAGGGAGCGACCAAATTTATATTCCTTTAGGCTTTAGACTAGACGGAAAACAATCTAATGGAAGCATTATCCCTCCCGCCTAGTTTAAAAAAACAGCAGAATACCTTGTTTATATCTCCTTGGACTCTAGATTAGGAGAAAAACAACGACTTAAAGGAAGGGTTCGCCCTTCCTTTTTGCTTGGGAAAAAGTGCAGAGCATAAAGGAAAATACAAGAAAAAGGAAGGAGCGGAGACAATGAAAATAACAGTAGGGGAGATTCTTTCTCTCGTTGATGACGCAAGACCGAACGCCACAAGTGAGAGTCTTAAATTGCAGTTTTTAAACGAAGTAGAAGCGGAGATATTCGATAACTACCTTGCTTTTCAGAGGGGAACAGAAGCGCATATCAAGCCGATTCATGCGAGGGCGTATCTCCATAAAGAGAAGGACGAACTAAAGGGAAGCGCCGTTAGAGAGGGCAGAACAGAAAGCACCGTGACCATCATGGGGACAGACCCGTATTATATCGGGAATCCCTTAGAGAGCAGGAAGACAGACGGAGAAGCGCAGAACGAAGGCATGCGGGTAATAGAAGAGACTGAGGAAAACGGAGAGAAAAAGATTGTAAGCGTGGATAGGGGGATTCCCGTTCTTGTTCCTTACACGGCGCAGGACACGGACAGCGTTGTTCTCTTAGACAGCCGTTTCAGCGGTATCTATATCGCATACCTTAAAGCAAAGATTGATTTCTTAGAGGATGAAATAGAAAGCTATGCGAATGACGTACAGGCGTATCAGGCAGAAAAAGAGGCATGGCTTAGTTACATGAATCGCTATCTCATTCATAACGAGAGGAAGCCGAGGGGGTTAATCTGATGGACTTTAAACAAATGAATCCACTGGGAAAAACAAAGCAGAGTATCGGCGTTTTTGGTGGGCTGAATCAGTCGAGCGTTGGGGCGGATAATGAGTTTTTGGATATGAAAAACATATCGTCAAGGCTATTCCCGTCCCTTACTTTGCGAGAGGCGAATTTGCCTTTTGCTGAATCGGAAGAAGCTGTACAAATCTTTTATAAGAATTCCTTGTATATGTTCGGGAAGAATACGCTTATCTATGACGAAAAAAGAATAGCATTGAAAAAGACCGTAGATAGTTTAGACAGAGTTCTAGTCGGAATGGGTGCATATATCTGCATTTTCCCTGATAAGCAGGTGTTTAACACAAAGACGGAAGAACTGACCGATATGGAATCCTATTACACGCAGGAAGGGCAAATCAGCATTGCCCCTGTTTCGGAAGGTTCAAGCTTTGTAAAGATTCAAGGGAAGAACATCGGAAAGAATTTCAAACGGGATGATGTTGTCACGCTTTCGGGTTTTACGCAGTACACGGAGACACTGAATGCCACTAAGGCAATAAAGGAGATAGGGGATGACTTTATTGTGATTTCCGCAGTAGATGAAAATGGCGTAGCATTGCGAAGTATCACGGAAGAAAGCGGAGTAAAGATTGTTCGTGCTGTTCCCGATATGGACTATGTTTGTGAGTTTAACAATCGCTTGTGGGGGTGCTCTAGTGCGAACCATGAGATTTATGCGTGCAAGCTTGGAGACCCGACCAACTGGAACAGCTTCCAGGGTACGGCGGCAGACAGTTATGCGGTTTCTGTCGGGAGTGACGGAGATTTTACGGGCGTTATCAGTCAACAAGGCTATGTTGTGTTCTTTAAAGAAAACTACATCCATACGATTTACGGCACGAAACCTTCAAACTTCAGCCTTGATACCGTAGAAGCAAGGGGAGTAATGAAAGGGTGCAGTGCTTCTCTTTGCCATGTGAATGAAGCTGTCATGTATGTAAGCCGTGACGCTGTGATGATATATCAAGGGGGAATGCCTGAATCGGTATCGGACAAGCTGAAAGTCAAGTGGAATCATGCCATTGCGGGGCAGTGGAGAGGAAAGTATTACGTTTATTTGCAAAGCGATAAACAAGGCTCTATGTATGTGTTTGATCTTAAAAACCAGTTATGGATAAAAGAAGCGGATATAGAAGGAAAGATATACAGCCTTGTAAACGCTTCGGGGAATCTTAATTCCACTTATGAAAATCCTGTAAATGGCAAGTACCCTATTTATACAAGAAATACAATGGCGGACGATATGCAGGAAGATGACAGCACGGAATGGGTTCTTGAGTCCGTGTATTTGGAAGAGGGCACGCTTGACAAGAAGAAGGTGCGGTCTCTTCAGTTTAACATTGAGTTAGAGCCGGACGCAGAATGCACCGTGTACGTGCGCTATGACAATGAAGTGGTGTGGAGAAGAGAAGCGTCTATTACAGCGGACAAGCGGAATACCTATCTTATCCCTGTGAAGCTAAAGCGTTGCGAAAGATATCAGTATAAGCTTTCAGGGCATGGGAAATTTACGCTTTATGGCATGAGTAAAACGATAGGAAAAGGGAGTGAGCGATGAGCGTTTTTATTGTTCCGAAGATCACAATAGGAGAGATTAATAATCTCGATAAAGTGAAGCTGTATCTTACGGAGTTAAACAAGAAAATCCGCTTTCTTTCGGAGAATGTGGATGGGGATAACATTGTACCGTCTGAATACAAGAAGTTCTATCAAGACGAGGAAAAAGCGGTAGAACTCGTTCATTCAATGGATGGGTTCACGCTGGCCATTGAGAACCATGAAGAGGCCGCAAGAACGGCAATAGAGCAGAGCACAAGAGCGCTTAACCTTTATGCAAGTAAAGAGAATCTTTTAAACGAAATAAAACTTTCCCCCGAAAAGATAGTGATAAACGGGAGCAGTTTAGAGGTGAATTCTAAAAATTTTAAACTGGACAAGGCAGGGAATTTAAGTCTTACGGGTACAGTCAATGCAGAAAGCGGAAGTTTCGGGGGATTTCAGATTGCGCATGACGGGCAGGGAGCATATCTAACGGGAGATACGATTTCCGCTTGCGGTTTAGGCGGTACAACAATAAACGTAAGAAATTCACTTAGCATAACAACCTATGACGACATCACAGATTGTTATATGGATTTGCAAAACTGCAATGTAGAAGTAACGGAGAAAACCTATTTCGGATGGTTCTATTGCGAAGATATACGATGTAATTCAGTACAGGCTAATTGTGGTTCGTGTTCGGATATTGCGGTTGACAGAACTCTTTCATGCTATGACGTGTGGTCTGATAATGCAGGTATTGCGTGGAGTGACAGGCGAATAAAGAAGGATATTAAGCCGATTGAAAACGCCTTAGATTATATTCTTTCCTTGCGCCCTGTTTCCTATAAGTTAAAGGAATTTGAGGGAATCCATTACGGACTCATTGCACAGGAAGTATTAGAAGGGGGAGACCCTTATGGAATCGTAGATACAATGGAAAACGGATACTATGCCATAAGTTACGGAAAATTAGACGGCGTACTTGTGAAAGCAATGCAGGAATTAAAGGAGTTAAGCGATGATTTATAAAGCGGATTCGCCAGAATCAATTCATGAGATAAAAGATGTGGAAGGGCATATAACTAGAATTAATAGAGCAGTGCAGAATGTCTTTTCTTCTTTAGATCCTGACGATAATTTTTCCGCAGATGAACTTATGCGGTACGAAGAGACAAAGCACAATCTTACTTTACTGGATATGGGATTTGGCGGTCTTTTTTCCAAGGTGGAAGAGACAGAGAACAAGATAAAGTCTGAACTTAAGGTATCGGAAGACGGGATAAAACTTCTTGTAAGTAAAGGCGATGTAGCGAATCAAATCAACCTTTCTAGTGATACGCTGGAAATTAAGGGAAACCGACTGGAAATAAATAGCCCTAACTTTGTTGTGAACGATACTAGAGCTGTAGCACGAGGGGAAATAGTAGCAACCGGGGGGAGTATTGCAGGATGGGAGATTAAAACAGATGGTAACGGCGGTTCATCGTGGTACGGAAACAACAACTCTAGAATTAATGCAAGAAATGTAATTGGGCGGTACGGAGAAGCGAAAGAAATTAACGCTTATGGTGATGTGTATATCAATGCAACGCCTAAAGGAAATTTCGAGGACATCACGTTAAGAAATACAAAATTCAAAGGGAGCTTTTCATGCAGTGCCATTAATTCATCGGGCAGATTGATTTGTGCCAATATGCAACTATTCACCACACAAAGAGGGTATCACGAAGCGATTCCTACAAGCCCTACAAAGATAAAAAACAGAAAAGAAGCACAGGAAGAGTATGACGAATCAGCTGTAAATCCTAATAAATACAGGCAATACAATAAAAATGAGAGTCCTATGGGTGGACTCGTTGTAGGGAATAATATCGAGTGCTACGATGTGAGGTCTGCATTAGCAGGTGTTTCATGGAGTGATAGACGGTTAAAAAAGGATATTCAAAAAATAGAAAAGGATAAAGCCTATAAGTTACTTGATGAAATAAAGCCGTGTACATTTATCTACAAAAAAGATGGAGACAAGGCTTCAGGATTTATAGCGCAGGAAACGCCGAAAGAGTATCGGTATAAAATGAAAAACGGCTTATATGGTCTTAGGTATGAATCTATTATGTGTTGCCTTGACGGCGTATTAAAGGACATGGGGGAAAGATATGGAAGAGATGGATAAGGTAAAAGCCTTGCTTGTGCAGAATCAGAAAATTATCCGTTATGCTTCTGAAAATATTTCCCTTAAAGATTCTTTCTCGGATGAGTTCATAAAAGAATATGGCGAATTGCGAGGGAAAATTTCAGAATATGAGGTTAGTCTTGAAGGGATAAGATACCGCATTAAGGGAATAGAAAACAATATTGAATCCAGTGTAAAGCTTCTTTCCGATACGCTTTCTCTTTCCGTAAAGAAAACAGACGTTGTAAAGGAATTAAATACAGAGTTATCCGCAGGAAAGGGGATAAAGCTACAAGGCGAACGATTTAAGGTAGATACGGAAAGATTCAAGGTAAATGAAGCGGGGATTCAGTTTAAAGGAGAAGTAAATGCTACAACAGGAAAGTTAGGCGGTTTTCTTATCAGCGGAAATACTTTAATCGGAGCACCGAATACGTCTATAGGTGCAGGAACAATCAATACCGCATACATGACGATGACGGGAGCAAGTGCAAACAATATCGATTGTAATCCCGATGACGTGGAAGGAAAACGAGTTGTATGGACATCCGACAGGACGATAGACAAAGATGCAAAGTCGGACAGTACAACGTCATTCAGGGGGGAAATGAATGTTTCAGGAACTATCTTTGCAAAATACGGCTGGAATCAGCAGATAGACCCTGACGGCGAGAAACATGGAACAGACTTTAACTTTAACTTCTCCATGATAAATGTTACGCAGAATTGCTCACTAAGAGGAGCTAACGGAAGTATAACGCCTGCAAACCGTGCAAGGTGTTCCGAAATTATATCAAATAAAACAGGGGATTCATGGAGCGACAAACGACTAAAGGAAAACATAGAGGAGATAGACGGAGAAAAAGCACTTGCACTTTTTAGTAAGATTCAGCCTGTAACATACACACTTATAAAAAGCGGGAAGGAAGGAACGGGATATATAGCACAGGATTTAAAGATGGCACTGGATAGCCTCGGATTTAGTGGAATTGTGGAAGAATCTAACGGCTATTACGGCGTAAGGTACGAGGAACTAATACCGTTCCGCATTAAGGCAATACAGGAACTTTATAAAAGAATTACGGAAAGGAAGGGAAAGAATGGAGATAAAGGAAAAGGACTTGTTAAAGGCAACGGAATTACTGAATAAAGTATCCATTACAGGGATTTCAAACATGGCGAATTTCGTCACAGCTTATCAACTGCTAACAGGCATGGCAACGGTAGAGGAAAAGGAAGGGGGAAAAGATGGCACTAAGTAATTCTATTGTGGATTATCTAAACCAAAGAGGACAAGGAAGTTCATTTAAAGCGAGACAACAGCTTGCAAGCCAAATGGGAATGACAGGCTATAGGGGAACGGCAAGCCAAAACACGAGCCTTTTAAATCAGCTTAGAAATAATGCAGGACTCGGGGGAAACAATACGCCTTCTCAAAATGTAACGGCAGGAATGAACGTACAGGGAAATAACGGCGGTGCAGTAACAACGGCTTATTCCATGTCGCAGTCATCTGGCGGAAATGGAAACTATGAGCCTAGAAAGTATGCACCGTCTCAACAGGTGCAGGATGCATACAAGGCATACAGTGCAAGGCTTTCCAGAATGCCCGATGATTATAGCGAGTCGGACGAAGTGGAAGGAAGAAGAGAACAGCTTAGAAAGGTAGAGGAAAATCGCCCGGATCCGTTTAAGAGTAAGTATCAAGACCAAATTTCTAACTTACTTGACGGAATCTATAACCAGAAGAAATTCTCCTATACGGGAAAAGACCTGCAGAACGATGATGTTTATAAGATGTATGCGCAGAGATATAGCGATTCTGCACGGCGGGCAATGCAAGATACTATGGCGAATGCGCAGGCGCAATCTGGCGGCTATGGTTCGTCCTATGCTGCACAGGTAGCACAACAGGCATACGATAACCAGATGAACGGCTTAAATGATAAGGCTCTGGATTTTAGAGACAGGGCGTATCAGATGTATAGGGATGACCAAGCGAACGAGTATAACAAGCTTCAGGCATTCCAGGGACAGGATAACACGGATTACGGAAGATATAGAGATACCGTAACAGACTGGCAGAATGATAGAAACTATTTCTTGAATGCCCTTAACGGAGAAAGAGCGCATGATCTGAATGTTTATAACGCCAATACATCGAATTACTGGAACGGCACAAATCATTTAGCAGGACAGTATAACGCGGACAGAACGGCAGATATGGGAGTCTACAAAATGGACAATGACAATCTGAATTTCGATAGAGAAATGGCGATGAAAGAGGAGCAGTGGGCGAAGGAGTACGCCATGAAGAAAGAAGCGCAAGACCTTGACAATGAACTTGCGAGGCTGAACATCGACAAAACCAAACAGGCACTAGCGGGAATGGTAGGGGGTGGAGGGGGGGGCGGCGGTGGTGGTGGCGGCAGAAGAGGAAGAAGAAAAAAGGAAAAAGAAGAGAAGGTTTACAAAGACTATGGAACTAAAACCTATGGCAAGACCGGACGGACACTTAGAAATGTGTTTGACATGATGTATGCCGCAGAACCGGATTTTAATAGTGGTGCGAACAATGTAACAGCACAGCCTAGATTAGCCAAGAATGCCAATACAGCATTGCAGGCAATCTATGATATGGATGGCAAAAACTACGACTTAGATACAACACCGGACGACCCGTATACATACATCATGAGGAATGCCGCAAGAAAGAGCAGAAAAAATTTTGGCTTTTAAATAAAAGGGGGAAAGAATGGGAAGATTAAGTTCTTTATTTGATACTAAAAGAAATGAAGAGAATAGAAGACTTATAAATGGTTATTTCGAAGAAAAAGCGAAGAGAGAATTTCTACCAAAAACTGAATACAGAACGAATACGGAGCAGGTTAATACTGCTCCTACTTCCTATTCCCCTGTAAAAGTAGATAGTATAAATGCACCGATGAATGATGTTAATTTGTATACAAAGTATAAAGCAAGAGAAGGATATATTACTCCTGATGTTAAGCCTGTGAATCAAATTAATACATATAATAATCTTATGGGAAGAGATGGATATGTTACACAAACCACATCTAATCAAAATAACAATCAAATAAAACCGTCATATGAAGAGAAATTGGGGATACCAAAAGAAGAAATACAAAAAAGAGTTAAAGAATATATGGCGAAGCAACAACGAGAATCTTATGGACAGGACTTTTATGAGAATACAAAAGAATATCAGGCCTACAACAAACTTTCACAATTGCCCATAATCGGGAACTATGCGCCTATGCTTGCACTTGGAGAATATGCGCTAAGCGTACCTATTTCCAGCGCAGAAGGAGCGGCAAACCTAGTAAAGCAAGTAATTTCAAAGGATAAATTAGATGAGTCCAATTTTACATTTGCAAAAAAGTCTAATGCGCTTAGAGAGGGTGGATTACGTGCTTTACGTAACAATCTAGGAATGAAATATGATGATGTTGTGGATTCGGGAGAGAAGACAGCTAATTTCATCGGTGGAGTTATTGCGGATAGTGCAAGCTCATCCGCAAATGCCCTTGCTTTCGGTCGAGGAAGTCTTGCTGTTGCAGGTTTAAATGCCGCCAATCAAGATATGTTAGAATCATCAAGAAATGAAAATTTGACCAAGAATCAATTACTTGCGAGTGGAATTGCTCATGGTGCAACAGAGGCGGCATGGGAATTTCTGCCGACAATGCGTTTCCTAGAGTTGTCTAAAAATGGACTTGGAACGTCTGCAAAAGAGGTCGCAAAAAACATCTTAAAGCAATCTGGGCAAGAAGGAATGGAGGAGTTCGGAACAGACATAACTAATGATATTAATGACGCTCTCATTAAAGGTAAGGAATCCGATGTAGTAAAAGAATATCTTGCAAGACGGGAGAACGGAGAGAATAATACTTCCGCAGTACTTAATACAGGGGCAAGTAGATTAGGCAGTGCGGGAATGAGTTTCCTTGCAGGTGCTTTATCGGGTGGAATGTCCGCAGGAATGGCAGGAGTAAGCCATACCTTTACAAACGGAAAGCAATATAGCGATATAAATAATTTTAAAGAGATTGCAGAGGGGGCAGACACTTCAACCGAAGAAGGAAGAACAATTCAGGAAGTAGCAAACAGACTAGCAGAGAAAGAAGCAAGGGGAGAGAATATAAGTACCCTTGAGAGGGGGTATCTTGCCAATGCCGTAGAGAATGCCGCCATTGAAGGATATAACAGAGAGCAAGAGGCATTACAGGAAGAAAGTAAAGCAAACCTTCAAGAAAGTAAAGATAATCACCAAAAAGAAGCCGAAACGGAAAAATCCGGCTCTGTTCCTTATGCGCTTTTCTCTGAAACGGAAGTAGGAAAGCAAGCTAAGACCAATGCTATGCTTGAAAATGCAATCCATGAGAATCTAAGCAAAGCAAATAGAGAGAGTATCGACTATGAAAACCCTTTGAAAGAGTTTTCCAAAAACTACGACAAGGAAGGACAAAAGGCATTCATAGATAACTATGACGGGAATATCCCTCTTACTGATTATATCAAGGCAAGCACACACGCTTATAACCTTGGGCGGTATAACTATAATCTGAACGGCGAAGATAGCTTAGAAAAGACTGCAAGCATGGCACTGCTTTCCAAGGAGCAGAGAGAAAGCCTATTCAAAGCGGGAGTAAAGGATTACGAGAAGGCAATTAGTAAGTGGAATGTTAACTACAAAGAGCGTATAGAAAAGAGAACAGGCGGGCTAATGGATAGCGTCCCGCATGCGCCGGAGAATCTGAAAAAAGTATTAGGTGCGCTCGGAAAGAAGACGGGTATTCTTTTCCGCGTAGTTGATTCTAAATATCAAGACGGAAACACAAGTAACGGATCCTACGAAATGGGAAAGGGAATTATCACTATCGACCTGCAGAGTGATAATGTTCTCGGAACTGTATCGCATGAAATGACACACTGGATAAAGGAATACGCAAGTGACGGAGCAGACCAAGGAATGTACGGATGGTTTAAGGGGCTTGCCTTAAACAGTATTTTAAAATCCAAGAACACGGATTTAGATTCCCTTATTGAAACCTATAAGCAGGCTTACGGAAATTTATCCAATGAAGAAATCACGGATGAAATCGTTGCGGATTCCACTATGCATTTCCTAAATGACGAGGAATTCATTAATAAGTTAGTGAATGGAACGGAAGAGCAAAAGAGCCTTGGAATGAAGGTAGTGCAATGGCTAAATGATATTATTGAATCATTCAAGGATTTAATCAGTCATAACGGGGAAAGACTGGCAAGTAGGGCACTAAGAGAAGACCTGGCAAGATACGAAGAGACTAGGGATGCATGGCTTGTTGCGATGTCAATGGCAAAAGAGAACATGGCGAGAAATGAAGCGGTAACAGAAAACAGCGACAGCGGAGAACTGTCGCAGGTTCAGTTGCAGAAAATTATTAATCAAGGGAAAGCACACGAACAATTACTTGACCATATCTATCAGACAGGAACGCACAACAACCAATATGTTTATATTCAAGAGACGCCGAAAATCCTTACTAAGATTTTGGGGATTGATAGCTTGCCTATGGTTATGAATATAGAACATGTAGTTTCCGTACAGGCAAAAACCAAAACTGAAATACAGCAAAAGTTAAATTTGACACCGCAACAAACACTAGAAACATCACCGCATAGTTTAACTGCAAAGGAAATATTAGACGATATAAAAGCAATCGATAATCCTGCATTTATTATTAGGTCGGATGACCAAAAAAAGGATTGTAGCTTTGTTGTGGTGACGAATAAAACAGATAGCAATGGGGATAGAGTTATTGTGGCTGTACAGCCTTCCGACAACTTTAATTATTCAAAACTTAGTATTGTTTCAAATAGAATTAAGTCGTTGTATGGGAAAGAAGAATTCGGAACTTATCTAAAAGGACACAAAAAAGACTTATTATATATTGAACCTAGCGAAAGAAAGAAACAGTATACTTACAAAAATACAAACACAAAAAATAACAGAGGCACAGCCCCAGCTTCTCTAAGCCTGGTCTTACCCGCAACCTCTGTCGTTGGGTTTAATCTAGCACGCTTTCAAATGGATGTCAACAAGATTCTTCAAAATGTAGACCCGAAATCAAGAAACAATTCGAGCAAAGTTGAGCCGCATTTTCAGACTGAATTGCAAAACTTTGTGAATTCACAATCTAACAGTACGGGAAACACAACACCGGGAACGAGCACTCCTCATCAGTTGGACATTTCCGAAGACTACTACAACAGCCTTGTAGAAGAGAATGAGAAAGTGAAGGAAGAGAACAGGTATTTAACAGATGTATTAAATGCGGATAAACGGCATGAGCCGAAGGCTAGCGATGTAAATAAAATCGCAAAAGATATTCTGGAAAAATACGGTTCTTCTTTCGGAAAGAAACAGCTTGCGGAACAGTTGACAGGATTCTATCACTACTTAAAGACTGCGGAGCATATAGATGCCGGAGAAGTAAGAAGCGTAAGCCAAGCCATCGCAAATGAGGTATTAAGCAACACCACGTATAAGGACAAGGAAGAAGTAAAAGAATACCAAGAGATTAAGGATTTCTTTTACAATCGCCCGATCTATGTCACAGAAAGAGAACTGCATGATTTGGGGTACGATACCTATAGCGAGTTAAGAAAGAATTATTTCAGAAAGATTGACTTTAGGAAAGCTACCGAAGATCATCGCGGGAACTCTGATCAGGTATACCAGAGTTTTAGTAATGCATTTCCGCATCTTGTCTACGGGAAACGGAGTTATACAGATGAAATCAGCAATATGATTGATGCGCTTGAAACCGTAGAGCCGAAGGATTATGAAGCTTATTCCGGAGAGGAATTTGGACAGGCAGTTGACAGGCTTTCCGACGAGATTTACGAAGCTTACTATTCTGTTGGAGAAGCAAGCTTGTACAGTAAATATAAGCAAAGCTATGCGAAGGTGAAAGACACCGCGAGAGCAGAATTACAAGCAG